ACGACAGCCACGGCGTCAGCCTGCCATGCAATCCCGCGGGTGGCAGAGAAGTCACCCTGGTACTTCGCCTCGTCGTCCGTCGAGAGATCATTCCCGAAGACGCTGGAAGCGATGTTAGACCGCCAGATCTGCATTCCGTTGTAGGTGATGCTCGTCTGGAAGTCGGGGCTCTGGCTCATGAACTGCTGCATGTTCGCGCCGGCACCATAGGTGCCATCGCTAGCGATGAACAGCGGGACGCGACCGGCATCGAGATCAGCGCTGGATCGCGGCGAACCGAACTGTCGGATGCCGTGCCACATCGGAACATCGACCATGACGTTGCGGTCCATGAAGGGGACGCGTACGGTGTCCCAACGCTCCTGAATCTGATCGAGGGCGTCGAGGAAGGTACCGATCTGGTCGTCGGTGGGACGTGCTCCCGCAGCCTGAAGGCTAACGTCGAGGGCACCGCCAGCGCCGTCAATACCACCGCCGGGGAACTGACTGGATGCACCACCGTACAGGGTGGTCGGGGTCTCTCGGCTGGCGTTGATCAGTAGACGGAGAGTGTACTGGTCCTGCGCCTCCGCGAGGGCCTGCCCGGTCTCACGAGCCCAGACGCTGCGCGTCTCGAAGTACGTCAGCATGGCGTCAATATCGTCGATGACGAAGTGACTGACCAGCGGGCGGTCGTCGAGAGTGATCGCAACGTCGGTGGACTCGGCGTCCAGGCCGAGGAGCTGCGTATTGGCAGCGTGACGTTCAGCGCCGATGCCGCCGAGACGGGGGAATCGGGCCGTGTTGCCGCTCGTGATCTGCTGCTTGCGGACCATGGCAGTGATGCCAAGGTACTCCGCGTAGCGGGTCAGAACCTGTCCGCCGAACACCGGCAGGTAGAGGTCGCCAACCGAGGGCGATGCGAGAGCGGCATTCGAGGAGTAGCGAATCGCGTTCGTCATGTAGGACATGCGCGGTTCTCCATGAATGGGGTGTCTGTGAATCAGAACAACAGAGTGACACGCTCGGTTCCCCGCTCTCGCTGGAGTTGTCGGGCCAAAGCTCAGTCAGGCTATGCGCTGGGATCAATAGAGCCATGCGAGTAGGTGACAGGTCGAAATGCCAGTGAATACGTTAGCCTCCACTGGCAGAGATTGGTTGGGGGGGTCAGATCAGATCAGGCCGACTGCCTTCTTTGCCTCTGGCTCGGGGACGCCGGCGGCGATCATCATGCGAGCATCGCAATGAGCGCGATAGGTCGGGTCAGACAGGTACTTGGGGTCCGACATCGCCGCCTGCTGGGATCGCGGGGAGTCGAAGGGGATCAGCGAGGCCGCGCCGGGGACGATGGTCCCGCCGCCAAGCGACGTATCCACCTGTCCACTGGGGGCCTTCGCCTCCAGCATGCGGGCGTGCAGGCCCTTGAGGACGAGATGCGAGCCCGGCCCCTTGAGCGATGCCGTGATGGCAGCCAGCTCATTCGAGTCCTTGATGTTCGCCTTCGTCCACTCGACGGTTGCGTTGAACGCATCCTTCCCGCCGACGAGGTCGTACGCCCTCTGCATGCCCTCGGCCTTGCTAGCCGAGAACCCCTTGGCCATGGCGGAGAGGGCCGCATCTGTGGCACCCTGGGCCTTCAGCCCGGCGACCACCTTGTCATCCACCGTGCCGCTCTCCCGGAGCTGCTGTTCAGCAAGCTGCCAGAGGTTTGCGCCGGCGGGGATCGGGGGACCCTCGAACGCCTCAGCAATAGAGGCGGGTTCAGAAGCATCGTTCGGCGGCGGTGATTCCACAGACGGCGCAGTGTTGTCGGTGGTCGTCCCAGAGTCGGTGGTCACACCAGCGGGGGGAGCAGTCTCCTGCTTCTCCTGCGACAGGAGTGTCTGGAAGAGAAACGTCTGGTTCACGTTTCCCTGCTCGTCCTTGAAGCGGTCCGGGATCGCCGTTGGATTGGCGAGCAGGGCCTGGGTCATGGCCTGAGCCCTCGCTTGCGGGGTGTCGGCGGGGGCGGGCTTGTCCTGAGCAGGCGCGTCGGAGGGTGGGGTCACGGTTGTCATTGGGCATTGCTCTCCTGTTGGGCTTGGACACCCTGATTCATTGCGGCCTGAGCCGCCATCAGTTGTGCCTGCTGCTGCGCTTGGGCGGCATCTTCCTGCTGAAGTTGGGCGGCGGTCTTCACACGACCAGCCGCATCGAGGCCCATAGACTGCCACCAGTCACGGGCGATCTCCTCCCAGATGAACACGCGCTGAGCCTGTTCGGGGAGGTTACGCATGCGCTCGATCGCACCATCGAGCTTCTCCCGATCGGCTTCCCGCTGGAGGACTTCCAGACCAGCCTTGATCGAGAGCTTGACGAGGCCATTCTGCTTCTGGATCTCTTTCGAGATGATGTCGGGGATAAGCTTTCGCTTACCCGCGATGTACAGGGTCCACCGTACGAGGGGGTCCTGCACTTCTCGGCCAGCCATCGACAGGATGCCGCCTAGCTGACCCTCCAGATCCTGCGCGTCCATCACGATCTCTCGGGCGGTGGTCCGCTCGGAGTCGCGGGCGACCCGCTTGAGGAACTTCCGGTTGATCACGTTCTCTCGGTGAACCACTGACTCCTGGGTCGCAGCCACCTGGGCAGCGTTGTTGTACTGCACGGGGAACACGTCTCCGATTCCCATCGGGACATAGTCACCGTTGACGGAGTCGAGGAGGTCTTGAAGCTCGGTGATGCCCGCCGGGTTCACTCCCATGCGATGCTCCGCTCCGAGCAGAACGCCGTCGAGCAGGCCCTTGGCCAGAACATCAACAGCTCGGATGTCACCAAAGCTGTCCTCGACGAGGGAGATGCCCATCGATTCGCCGATGAGCGCCTTCCAGCGGGTCGGCATGTACGGAGAAACAGGGAACGTCTCATCCTGGCCGACCGGCCCGTCTCTGAACTCCTGCCGCTTTGTCACCGTACCCGTGTCGGGGTCCTTGTGAACATGCGTGTAGAGGATCTCCCAGCGTTCTTCGCGCCCCGAGCCAACAGCAAGGTTGCCGTGGTCCACTCGGGAGCGGCTCAGGTACTGCTGAAGCTCGGGCAGGAACTCAGGAAGGACGGCCTCCTGGATGAGGATGTCCACCCAATCACCCTCGTGCTTTCGCCGCACGACATACTGGTCAGCGCGAAAGAGACGGGCATTCAGGGAGTCATCCATCACCATGAGACAATCCCCGATAGCTACGAGATGCGTGTAGAGGACGTTCAGTTGTGATCGGAGATTGGTGGGTGATAGCATGCGCATGGTATAGCGCCCGAACCGATTGAACACGTCACTCAGCTCGGTATCATCCTTGCCCTCCGGGTCGAAAGGGGTCACGTTGCCAATCTCGAAGATCGGCTGGCCGTTGAGAGGAAGCACGACGCCCATGATTCGGGATGCGAGGGCGTTGATACCGTCCGCAGGTGTGCTGGAGTACGGCACTTCCAGCGGTGTGGTCGATACGCGACCCTGCCACGGCAGTAGGGACGGCATGGTGAGCATCGCATGCTCACGCTTGCGGTCAAGCTGACAAGTCCGGTCCCTGTCAAGCTCAGTCCACCACTGGCGCAGGGTTCGATTTCCGCGTGCGCTCATGAGGGCTCCTAATCGCCGATGTTGAGTTGAGCGAGAAACTCGTTGAAGTCTGCAAAGCCGCTGCTGGCCTGCGAGTTCTGCGAGAAGTTGAATGCACCTAGGAAGGATGCGAGCTGGTCGAGCTGTAGTCCTCGCCGCTCAGGCACTTCCCTTTCGGGGATCGCCTGGATCGTCTCGAACCGCCCGCCAACCCGCCTCGTCTCTCCGTGTCTGTCGAGGTTTTCCGCGGAGGTCTGAGCGAGTTGCTCAGCCAGGGCGTTCGCCTGGCTGCGTCGAGCCACCCGGCGGGCGTTCTGTGAGCGGATGAGCCCTTCCTGCGGGTGGGGTTCCGGCAGGCCGCCAACGACTTGCCCGCCGCTCGTTACTTCGGCCATTACCGGGGTCCTTTCGTTTGGTTTTCTGTTGATGCTCATGCACCATGCGTAGGTACTGAACCACTTTCGCCATCCCGTGACGGGTGGCGAGGGTCTTGAGCGCCGACTCCGCCGTGAAGCGGGGGTCGGGGGTGTACTCGTTCTGGTTGGCGAATGCCTCCAGCCATGCCTCGATCTGGTCAATCAGCGATCGACTGATGGACGCCGTGATCGGCGGGATGGGCGAGTTCCGTGAGGATCGCATCGGGGGTCTCTCCTGTCACTTGGATGTCAAGGGCTCCTAGGAGGACCCGCACGGGGGACGTGCAGTTCCAAGGGACCCATCTCCACATGCCGAGATGCCGCAGGAGTGTGCGGAGCGGCTGCCCCTTCTTCCCTTCCACGGCCTTGCACGCTTCCCTCCAGCGGAGGGGCGAGTGGTTCCGCACTTCCACGGTGATCGCAACGTACTCCCGCTCGCGGCCAGCGGAATCGATCCACGAGTTTAGGTCGTAGGCAGCGCCCTTGCCGCGGATGGGTTGATCCCACACCACGTCTCCGACGACCACCACGAGGTGGCTGAACCGCAGACCACGCGCCCACCAGGGGGTTCGCCCCTCGGCGGGGGCGAGGGCGAGGAGGCAGACCCTCATGGGCATGGCACCCTCCATCTGACCGTCCCTCGTCAACTGCTCCCGATTCTCTTGCAGCATATCATCGGACCTCCAGGTGCTTCCCCCAGGGGATCGGGGTGCGGGTCTCGGCATCGAAGTCCTCGGCCCGAAGGATTCGGGCACAACGGGCCTGAGCGATGCACTCCTGGCGGCTGTAGCCGGCGGCCTCGTAGGCAGAGCAGATGTTCAGCTCGTAGTCGTCAGGCGTGGGTGCCCCGTCGCCGGTGTTGGTGTCCAGGATCTTCTGAGCTTTCTTCGGCCCGCAGCCACGGATGCCGCCAAACCCATCCGTGGCATCCCCAGTCAGCCACTGCTGGTAGAACATGGCGTCTGCGTCCGCCACGGAGACGAGGGAGGGGAAGTCTTCCTTGTTCGGGTTGAAGTGGTAGCCTGGGATCTGCCTCAGATCCTTGTCCACCGTGACGATCACGGGACAGGGGATCTTGCCGTTGGTGGCCAGGATACCCATCACGTCATCCGCCTCCAGGTGGGGGATGGTCACGAGGCGGGAGCAGTCGGCCACGATCTCCTTGGCCCGTTCGAGCATGGCCGGGGGCTCGGCAGTGCGATGCGCCTTGTACAGCGGGTACGAGTCACGGCGGAAGTTCTCGTCCCTTGAACACGAGAACATGACCAGCGAGTCAGAGCAGCAGGACCGCTGTAGCCAGTCCCCGAACGTCTCCTCGATACGCTCAGACATGGCGAGTGAGTCGGCTTGAGAGCTATGCGCCCATGCCGCGAGCTGGTAGGCGATGAAGTCGCCATCGATCAGGGCGGTGCGCCTAACCTTGTAGTTCATCGAATCTCCTCTTTGGCGGTGGTAGCCAGACTGACGGCGACGGAGGCCACAGTGGTCTGAAAGGATTTCTTGTTCGCGTCGCCTGCCGCATTGTTGCTGATAGCGAAGTCGAACAGGTCGTCGGGATACTTGCCTTGTTCATAGAGCTGGGCCATCGACTCGCTCTCATGGGTGTAGAGATCCCTGCTGGTGTCGAGACGGTTGTACGCCGACACGAACACAGTGTGACCGCCCAGGCGTCGGATCAGGTCCAGCTCATTGGGGTAGCGAATGTCATCGAGGACGATGCACCGCTCATTCCACGTCCCATCAGAGGCCAGAGCCTCCTGCTCTGCAATCGATACCTCATTGATGCGAGCGGCACACAGGTCCACCCACCAGTCTACAGACTCACGGCGGGCGAGAGACCCTGCGAACTGGCAGAACTCGCGGTACAGATGAGCAGTGGAACCTTCCTTGAGAAACCCGCACAGGCGGCTCGCCTCCTTGAGCGGTTTAGCGAACTCCTCCAAGACGGGGATGAACCCAGCCTCGAACAAAGCCTTCGAGGCAGCCGCAGCGGCCGTCGTCTTGCCGGCCCGGGCCAGCCCTCCGAATGCGATGATCTTCACTTCAGCCTCCGAGGAGTTCGTCGATGAATGATGGGGCCAGATCCACTATCTGGATAGGACCAAGGGTGGTGCTGCCGGCGGCTTCGCCGGTGTAGACCACGATCTGTGTCCCGCCGTTGGCAGCGGACAGCTCCACGATCTGGGAGATGATCCGGTTCACGAAAGCCGCGTTGTCCTCCGCTGGTAGTCGTTCCATGATCTCAGTGGTGAAGCCGCCCAATGCCTCCTCCCAGAGGAGAACAATCAGGTCGTCTTGAATCTGCATGCTAATCTCCTTCGTAGGCGGCCACGAAAGCAGGGTGACGCGGAATGTTGTCACGAGTGCGCTCCATCGCGCGCCATCGGATTGTGCGACCAACCCAGTCAGTTCGTTCCCGCTCCTCGTCAGTGAGACCAGTGCCCACCCGAAAGCAGACGCCAGTCTCATTACATACGCAC